TCGGATACGTGCATGGAGTTCACGGGTTTCCCTGTGCGCCTTCCACTCATCCGTTGACTCATCCCCAAGCTCTTCATCGTATAGGGCACCGGCTACATCGGCGTAACCGTCATCAATGCCCAAGTCTTTAAGAGTACTCACAGGGTCGTCGAGCATTCCGGTCTTGAGTGATTTTAGCCTCTGCTCAACTTCTTCCGCTCGCTTGAGTCGATCCTCAAGCTCTCGCTCACGAGCGACGATCTTATCCTCTCTCTCCCGTGCCTGTTCTCTCGATCTGCGTTCGCGACGTGCAATCGTGGCAAGGCGAGAGGAATCTGCTTCGATATTATCCTCTCCGGGGGTGAGGGGTTGATCGTCCTCCTGCGCGGGTGCTTCAGGATCTTCTGACTCCTGCTCGGGCACTCCTGGGTCTTCTGTCGCACTGACTTCGGGTTCGGGTGGTGCTTGTTCAGATTCTTCTGTTGCCTCGGGTTGTCCTTCGAGTGCTGCTAACGCAGCATGGATGCGGCTTTCTTCTGTTACACCATTTTCGGGGTTTGTTGCTTCAAGTTCGCTCATTTGTCTGTGCTCCTATGACGGGATTCCTGTGGGTCTTAGTAGTTGTGCTTGCGATGCAAGCGCAGCGGGTGGGGGTCCTGCCTCTGGTGGTGCCATCGGTGGGGGTCCTCCTGCGGGTGCGCCCTGCATTGCCTGCTCTTCCATCATTCGCTCTTGGACCATCATCTGCATTTCTGCCTGCTCCTCTGCGACAGTTTCCTTCAAGATGTAATCCGCTGACTCAATCCATCGACGCATATCCTCAAGAGTGTTTTCAGGTGCTCCATCTCGTCGCGCCTTGAGGTAAGCCATCTGGACACGTCGTATTCCCATATCGAGATTTTGATATGGTTCCGGTGATCGGTACTCTCCATCTAATAGCTCTTCGATAGTTGCTTCAATATCTTCGATTGCTGCATTGTTCATGTCTGCGGCGCGTTCAAGGTCGGGGTGATTCAGTAATCTTCTCGCCTCGTCCGTGTCGATAATGCCTGCCTGCGCCCACTCCACCACTTGCTGCGATCTACCTGCCGGGGTTCGGCTCAAAATGCTGGCAGGTTCTAATCGGATTTTGTAGGTGCCATCCTTCAGGTCGGCATTCTTGAAACATATTTTTTCAACGAGTTTCTTCGCATGAAACACGCTTTTGCATTCCCCACCTCGCCCGTAGATGTCACGAGCAATGTCGATCATCCTCTCGGCGGCTTTGGGCGATAAACGCTCATATTCTTGCGCATTGAATGAAAATCGTTGGGTGCCTATGTCGTTGTACTCTCTTAATGCAACAGCACTCTCTAGCCCCACAGGCTTCTTAGATGTTGCCGCCATTTGTGAGATACCGGCTATTTCAAAGCCCCTTCGCCAGAGTGATTCTTTGTACTGGTAGATCTCTTGCGAAACTGCTTGTGCCGTGTGGAAAATGGGTGGTTTCCCTCGGTATGGGATGATCGCACCAATCTCATTGTTGAGTTGCATCTTCAAATTCTTGCTTGCGATGTCTACGAACACTCTCGGGACCGCAATCAAGTCTTGAGCTTTCTGGATGAAGGCATTGAGTTGATTGATGCGCAATTGGATGCCAGTGAGTTGCTCTGAAAGCCCCTGACCGTAAAAACCGCAAACTGGCTCGTTCCAGCGATAGAAAAGGAACGGAAAGTAGTCATTTTTCCATTTTTCAGAAACGAGTGTTGCATTATCGATGCAGATTGTGCGTTTCCCGTCCTTCGCGCCCTTTTTCGAGGGTAGGTGGTAACTTTCAACACACACAGCGACACTTGTATCCATTAAGTTGTAAACGGACGCTCTTTCACTGTGTCGGTCCTTGCTTGACTCCTCGATCTGGTCAGCAAACTCTGGATAGTCGGCTTTCAAGATTTCCTTATCGATAAACTTCACTTGGTGGAGTTGCCGGGGGCTGTCCGACCTACACTCCATCTCATCGATCTTGATCTCATCGATCAGGACACGCTCGCACTTAATATCTTTGTTGTACTCGTAGATCTTGAGTGCGCCCGTTCCAAAAATTACCGCATCTCGAAACGCTCTTGCTGCTTCCCGGTGGAAGCTGGTTTCATCGAATTTCCCTTCGATCCACTTCTCCAGCATCTTGGCGCGACGTTGCACCGAGAATTCCGCCCCATCCGTCTGAAAGGTGACGCGAGCATTGCTCCCGGCAATCATGGAGGTCGCGGTATCGCATACAGACTGGATTAGGTTTTCAGTGACTCGCCCAAGACTCTTACGAGAATAATCACGTTGGGTGAGGGTCCAATCCAGCCCAAGCATATCCACGTTGGAGTAAAGGCGAGCGTTTCTGATATTCAGCTCATGGATATACTTCTGAGACTCTTCCAGACCCTCAACGAACGAGAACACCGCTTCATGCAGTGATTCATCATCCTCTTCCCACCAAAACTTATTCATCATTGGTTAAGTCCGATCAATGTCTTGAGTCTGTCGTTTCGATCTGCAACAGGGTCCACCCCATCCGGGTAGAGCATCGGATCGTCGTAGTCATTGGTGTAGTGGGGACGGGTGCCGGTATCCTCTACCTCAATCTCTGGCACCTCTAGCTGTAACGCCGATGGGTGCAAGGTGAGTTCTAGTTCCGCCCGCTTCATCTGGAGGACACCGTGCTCGCGCATGAACGCAACGAGTTTTCTTATTTCCACTAAAGATCTATCGTCCATTTTGCTTCGTCCTCGTACCCAAGGTCATCCAGTGCCGATGATTCTAAGCCTTGGAAGTAGTCCAGGTTTTTAGTGTTGCGCTTTCGCTCATAGGCTTTCTCGCGGTCTGCTCTCGTTTTCTCAGCCCAAAACTCTGGGCTATTCGGAGCGTGCACCCGCTTCAGCTCTCGCGAGAAATTGTGAAAGCTATAACGCCACGTGTAGAGGAAGGAGTCACAAACGTGGTTTGCACAGGAGCGATCCTCTTTCTGTCCATGCCGGTCCCACACCAGGTAGGCCATTTCTTGAGCAAGCTCAGAGTCAATGGGGATCTTGATTCGACCCTCGATCATGTCCGAGTTGAGGAGTTCAATGTAGTCGCGTTTCTCTGCTTTCTCTGCCGCCTCAATATGCAACTCATATCGCTCAGAGAGTTCCGCGAGGACCATTTTACCCAAACCACCCCTATCGCCCACCATCACTTCAAAGTCACCGAAGTGACTCTTTACCTGGGAGATAACGCGAGCGATGTCGCTCACTGTCATATTCGCCTGCTTATAATCGTACACCTGGTAGAGTGTGTTACAGGTTTCAGAATAGGCGCAGACCACAAGAGCGAAAGGATCGTCATACCCTAAGTCACACCCCATCAAATACACCCACGTATGTTCATCCGGTAGACCGTGCGGGTTCTTCGATTCTGGATCTATCTCCCAGGTGTTGCGACCTCGTTCCATCTTATAAACGAACGCATCATCATCGCTCACCCATTTGCCGAGGTACTCCCTTTTCCAAATAGGGTTTTCATCCGACCATCCGTACGAGTCCTTGTCGGCAAGGCACGCATCCCAGAGGTGCGGTTGCGCAGTGTTGTCCTGGATGCTCCATGAATGCCCAGACCACATCTTTGCGGTTGCGGTGCCCCGGTCTTGGTACATGCGGCACATCTCCGAGCCGGGACGTGTTGCTTCATAGAACACCCCAGAGAGAACGCTCCCCGGTGTGCCCATGAGCACCATCGATCCCATGGTGTCGTTCAGTGCTGGACCGATTACCTCCCGGACTAATTCGGTGAGAACGTCAGACGGGAAGGATTTGCACTCATCAATAATCACCAAGTCGTAGGGTTGACCCCTGAGTTTGTCGATCTCTGACCTGGAATCGGCACCCGTGAGGGTAATGCGTCGTTTCCCACCTGGGAGCGAGCAAACAAGGTGTGTATTGTGGAAATGGGCGTTTAGCATGAATTCTTGGTCGAACGCCTTCAGCATTGGCCACAAAATGGCGCGTGCTGACCCCTTGGTGAGGGTTGCATAGAGACAATTGATCTCTGTACGCATGAGGCAGGTTGCGAGCAGATAGACCGCCGCAGAGAATGATTTTCCGGCTCTACGCGGGCAGAGGAGCGTTTTGCGCCGTGATGTGTCCTCTAGGAGCCATGCCTGTTCCTCGAATAAGCGTTCTTTTAGCGCAAGGGCCTTTTGCCGGTCCTTACTGGGGGAATATTCAGCCGCAGAGGCCGCCATCTCCTGAAAAACGTCATGTCCTGAGGTCAGTTCCACTTACTCGCGTCCGTTTGCACCCGCTGAGGGGAGTACCTTGGTTTTTGCTCTCTCTACAGGTGGTTTCACTCGCGTACCCTTGCGAGTTCTACGCACTGTAGGGGTTCCGCTCTCCAGGGTAATGAAAGAGCAGTTTGCAAAGGGGACTAAGACGGTCCAGGTTGTTTTCGCAGCAGATCGGATGGTGACGGTCTGGTAGTCGGGGTCACAGAACATCTCGTAGTTGAGTTTGTGGTGTTGGTTCTGCATCGAGATGGAGGTTTCCACTCTCCCGTCTGGGAGTCGGACTCGGGTAGCAAAACTAACGGTTTCTACGCGCAACATAGGGTTTCCTTTGGTGTGGGTTTTGTCTTCTTGCGCTCAGATTCGTGTTTGACAGCTTCGGATTTGTCGAATCGAGCGAACATTGGCTTGTAAACGCCACCGGAAAATGGAGCCTCCCAACGAACTAGGCGGCTCCAAGTTCCAGTTTTGAACGTGTAGTAAAAGGGATCTTTCGGGGAAAAGCCGACCTGCTTCATCAACATCGTTGCGATGCCTTCAGAGAATGAATCATCCTTTGAAGGTAGCTGCCGGAAATCCTCTTTCACATACATGTAATGAATGAGTGGTATAGTAAAGCCTTGCTCGTAGCAGCAAAAGCCAAATATTTGAGTCGGGTGCAAAGAATGGTGAGCGATTAGAACTTCGCACCCATCCCGGTCCATGAGTCCCCGCACCACGTCGTGGTAGATCTTGAAGTACTCACTCATAGGGATGACACCGGCATAATGGGAGGTGCGGAAGCTCTCCACCCAGGAGTGACGGACGAAACGCATGTCGTTCTCTACCGCCTGTCGGTATTCGATTAGTCCCAAGAGCCCCCCCTTTCTGTCATTTCTGTCACCCTTTTTTGGTGGTTACGAGTCGCTGATTGCAGAGTTGAGTCATTTCCCAGACGAGGCTTTTTTGTGCATCAAATGGAAGTTTCTCGAAATAATCGAGGAGGAGTCGGCGTTTCTCAGATGGACCCAGGCGTGTTGTGGCATCCCGGTTATCCCGGTTGATTGCCCGCGCCTCTTTCAGCACTGTAGCTAACGCACGGGTAACATTCGCCAATTCCCTCGCGAAGTCTGTGTCAAAGGTTGTGGGGTTGACCTCCAGCCGGTCGGACCACTCTTCGAGTCTCTCCAAGGTGCG